TTGTCACTCTGAGTGTTGTATAATTAACACCCTAACAGACACAAAAAAAGTGAAAATGAAAAGAGGATTGACCGCTAAGAACCGTTAAGGACCGATAAGAACCTCTAAGCACCGCTAAGGGACGTTAACGGACGTTAAGAACTGATAAGCTCATTTAGAACTAAGGAGAATAAGTACCCTACAAAAAAAAGCATACAAGAATAAGTAAAATATGCTAGGATACCTCCTTTATGTAGCCTAAGAGGAATTATGAACAATGATTACCGTCATTGACCCTCTAAACCTACATAGATATCTAATTAGAGGATAAACATTTGTCTGATAAGGATAATGTCCCTAAAAAAAGGGGTCGCGGTAGACCGAGAAAGACTGAGGTTGAAGCTAAAAAGAAAAGAAACAGGGTTGGTAGACCTGCTGGAGAAGCATCCAGAATAAAAGAGTTTCATGCTAGGTTGTTAGCTACCAGTGGTGAGACTGTGATTAACACGATCATCACCAAAGCTCTTGACAATGATGACAAGGATCAGGTGGCTTGTTTAAAGATGTGTATTGATCGAGTGCTGCCAATGTCCTACTTTGACAAGGGTAAGGACGCAGGTAGAGGTAGCGTCAACATTCAGATATCAATGGTAGGCGATAAGCAAGCTGAAGTTTTAGAACAAGAAGAAGTTACTGATGTAGAGTTTGAGACCGTAACGAAAGAAAATACATGAAACCAGTATTAGATGCTTGTTGTGGTGGTAGAATGATGTGGTTTGATAAAAAAGATGAAAGATGTTTGTACGCAGATCAAAGAAAAGATTTTTTAGACGTGTCTCATTGCACTTCAAATCCCGGGAAAAAAGAAGTTAAGCCAGATCAAATACATGATTTTAGAGATATGCCATATAAAGATGAGTCTTTTTATCACGTTGTGTTTGATCCACCTCATGTAAGAAACATATCTTTAAAATCTGTTGTTGGTTTTAGTTATGGATCATTAGATAAAGAAACATGGGAAGAAGATTTAACAAAAGGTTTTGCTGAATGTTTTAGAGTTCTTAAAAAAAATGGAACATTAATATTTAAATGGAATGAAGTAGACATACCTTTAAAAGAAGTTTTAAAACTAACAGCAGAAAAACCTTTGTATGGTCATAGGTCTGGAAAAAAAGCAAATACTCATTGGGTATCTTTTATAAAGAATGTCAGACCTGAAGATTAAGCTACTACCATGGCAACAAGAGGTCTGGACAGATGAGTCTAGGTTTAAGGTCATAGCTGCTGGTCGTAGGACAGGTAAGAGCAGACTAGCAGCGTGGAGATTGATAGTGTCTGCGTTAGAGGCTGATAAGGGTCATGTCTGGTACATAGCCCCTACGCAACAACAGGCTAGAGACATTATGTGGCAGCAACTGTTAGAGCTGGGTAATCCAGTGATAGCAAGCAGCCACGTTAATAATATGCAGTTAACACTGATTAATGGTTCTGTCATATCGTTAAAAGGTGCTGATAGACCTGAGACGATGCGAGGTGTAGCTTTAAAGTTTGTTGTACTCGATGAGTATGCAGATATTAAACCTACAGTGTTTGAGCAGATTCTTAGACCAGCGTTAGCTGACTTGAAGGGTCAGTGTGTCTTTATTGGTACACCGAAGGGACGTAACCACTTCTATGATCTCTACAAGCTAGGTAAGAAAGATGTTAAGGATTGGAAGTCGTGGCATTTTACTAGCTTTGATAATCCACTGCTAGATAGAGAAGAGATTGAAATAGCTAAAGAAACTATGTCTACGTTTGCATTTAGGCAGGAGTTCATGGCTAATTTTGAAGCACCACAGTCAGACATATTTAAAGAAGACTGGGTGGTAGTAAAAGATAAAGACGATGAACCAGAAAATGGTACTTACTACATGGCTGTGGACTTGGCAGGTTTTGAGAACGTATCAAAGCAAGCCAGCAACAAGAAGAAGTATTTAGACCAGACATCTATAGCTATTGTCAAGGTAGGAGACGATAACAAATGGTGGGTTGACAAGGTTGACGCAGGAAGGTGGGACATTAAAGAGGTATGCGAGAGAATCCTAAAGCACACCCAGTTATACGGTGTGCAAGTTATTGGAATAGAAAAAGGTTCTTTGATGAGGGCTGTTATGCCCTACTTAACCGAGATGATGTTAAAACAAAACATCTACCCAAGAATAGAAGAAATAGCGATAGGTAACAGAAGCAAGGTAGACAGAGTTGTAGGAGCTTTGCAGGGTAGGTTTGAGCATAAGCAGGTAGAGCTTTGTGATGGTGACTGGGTTAAAGAGTTTAAAGATGAGCTGCTTAACTTTCCTACCACTGGTGTGCATGATGACATGGTTGACTCAGTTAGTTTAATTGCTCAGATAGCTAACGCAGTGATGTACTTTGAAGATTTAGATGATGAATACGAACCTTTAGACTGGATATCAGGATATTAATATGGCTGAAAACTACAACACAGATTTCATGGAAGAAGAAGCACCTGAAACACAAAGTGAGAAAGAGCTGGTGTCTTTCGTAGTTGACCACTGTGACAAGTGGAGAGACTGGAGAGACTCTAATTATGAAACCAAGTGGGATGAATATGAAAGGATATATTATGGAGTTTGGGCTGCGGAAGATCGTACTAGGGACAGTGAGCGTAGTAAAATCATTAGTCCTGCTACCCGTCAAGCTGTTGATAACAGGGTTGCGGAAACTATGGAAGGCTTTGCTGGATCCGGAAAACTGTTTGAAATAAGTGATGATGGATTAGATCAAGATAGTGCAGATGTTGAGCTTATGCAGTCTCTCTTACTAGAAGACACGCATAACAATGCTTACATCAACAACGTATCATCGATTGTTAAACTAGCAGAGCTGTATGGAACAGGTGTAGGGGAAGTTTTAGTTCAAACAGAGCTAGAACGTATCCCTACTACCCAAGAAATGCCAGAACAAGGCATGGCAGAGGTAGGAGTCACCGAAAGAGAGAAGATAACAGTCAAAGTTAAGCCTGTTCACCCTCGTAATCTCTTAGTAGACCCAAATGCTGACTCAATTGATGAATCTTTAGGTGTAGCTGTTGAAGAATACATTAGCTATCATCAAATAGTGCGTGGAATGGCTTCTGGAGTCTATAAAAAGGTAGATATCGAACCATATTATGAAGATGATGACATAGAACCGTCTAAACTTGAAGCAACTGAGTATCAAGACGATAAAGTTAAGGTAATTCGGTATTATGGGCTAGTTCCAAGAGATTTATTAGAATCTTCAGGTGAAGTAGAGCAAAAAGCAGAAGAATTGTTCCCAGATGACGATGAAGCTGCTGAAATGGCTGATTTAGTCGAGGCTGTCATAGTTATTGCCAATGATTCTAAACTTTTGAAGGCAGAACGCTCTCCATACATGATGGAAGACCGTCCAATCGTCATTTATAGACCTGAAGTGCGTCCTAAGCTGTTCTACGGAGTTGGAACAGTAGAGAAGGCGTACAATATGCAAAAAGCTGTCGATGCCCAGCTACGCAGTCATATGGACTCTTTAGCCCTGACCACTGCACCTATGATGGGTATCGATGCTACAAGATTACCGAGAGGTATGAAGTTTGAAGTCAGAGCTGGTAAAAACATACTGACTAACGGCAATCCTTCAGAAATCTTACAACCGTTCAAGTTCGGATCTACAGATGCTTCAAATTATGAAACAGCAAAAGGTTTTGAGGCAATGCTGCTACAAGCTACAGGCACACTAGACTCTGCAGAGTTGGTCAAGAGTGCAGCAGGAGGAGGACAGAACAACGGAATGGGAATGTCTTTAGCCATGTCTGCTATCGTTAAAAAGAACAAGGTGGCGATGGCATCGTTTCAGGATGACTTCATCATACCGATGGTCAAGAAGGTTGCGTATCGTTATATGCAGTTTGACCCAGAACGCTATCCGATGAAAGACTTCAAGTTTACTACGATGTCTTCTATTGGTGCTTTAGCTAGAGAGCATGAGCAGCAACAGTTGATTGGTCTGTTACAAACACTAGGACCAAAGTCTCCTATAGTTCCTGTCATTCTCAAGAGCATCGTGTCTACCTCTGGGTTGTTAAACAGAGAGCAGCTAGTAGCTCAGTTAGATCAGATGTCTCAGCCTAATCCACAAGCTCAGGAAATGCAGATGCAAGCACAGCAAGCGCAACTCCAATACCTTGCTGCTCAGACTGCTGAACTGCAAGCCAGAGCGCAAGAGTCTATGGCTGATGCTCAAGAGGCACAAGCCAATGCTCAGAAGATCATGGTTGAGGCTTCTCTGATGGAGGACAAGGTTAAGACTGACATGATTAGAAACCTATCAGCTAACATTAAAGATGAGGATACTGAAGAGTTTGAGAAGAGAGCTAAGATTGCTGATCTGATGATTAAAGAAAAAGATATTGAATCAAAAGAGAGGATAGTCGATAAGCAAATGCAAGAGAAAAGGATGACGCAATAAAGAGAGGGGCTTACGCCCCTTTCTTAAAACATAAAAGCAAGCAGATGCCAGATGACGTAAAAAGATCCGTAGCTGAATAAAACTGCTTCTAATAATATTCTCACTCTTACGCCTCTTTTCTTAATTGTTCTTTTGACTTGTCAATGTAACCTTTATCAACAATCATTCTGGATAGTTTCCACTCCATGATTGCGTGTTCCGCACAGTGATGCGTTTTCCAGTTTTTGTTTCTACGTTGATGTTTTATTCCCATCCAATGACCAAAGTCATGAACAAAAGCTGCCCAGTTTCTTTGAGTGTTGATTGATAACACACCTCCACGAACCCAGTTATATCTTTTGCCTTTTACCTTAATAATTTTATAAGGAAATCTTTGTTTAGGAAATTCAGATTTCCACATTGCTTTTGCTGCGCTTGAAGCTGTCTTAAAACAAATACGATCTTCGTTCCACGATACGTTATCGTGCGAGGTTTCACCAACGCTTGTCCATACTTGATCGGCTTTTTTGTACCACGCCATTGCTTCTTTTGATACTTTCATTTTATTACTCCCCTTTCAAGAAGTTGGTTAATGTTTTTGGCAATCCTTCTTTGTAAGTCCAAGCTGCCAGCTCTCTGATGTCTTGCTTCATTCTAGTGACTGGGTTACCAGCTTTAGGTTTTGTTCCGAGTCTAGGATCGCCCTTAACAACTTCTTCAAACTTGTCGGCAATCTTGTTATCTACTTTTACGACTCTGATGGGAGAGGTAACGACAACTACTTTAGTCCACTTCCTTCCTCTCTTTCCTACCAAAGCAAAACGCATTGAGTTGTTTCCGAAATGTCGTGTTGAAATTAATTTCATTTTGAATCTCCTTGTTGTTTTTTAAGTGTTGAATCTATTTTAAAAATTAATTTCACAAAAGTAAACACTTTGTACAATTATTTTGTTATATAAATACGATTTTTTATAATAAAAAGTTATATAAGCAAATAATTAAGACAAACCGTTCTATTTGTGGTAGGATAAGCCTCAAGTAAATAGGAATGATTCTTATTTACATTTACAGGAGAACTCCTATTGGATAAAGAACTCCAAGAGTATTACGAAGAACGCTTCAACATGATGGGAACAAAAGGCTACACAGATTTGTTGACAGATGTTGAAACGATGATTGAAGAGAGAAACAACTTGATGGCTACACAAAGCCTAGAGGAGTTGCACTTTCGTAAAGGTCAGTTAGATGTTTTGCATTGGATCAGAACTCTCAAGAAACTTTCTGAGGAAGCGTGGGAGCAACTGAACAATGAGTAAGAGAATGTTTGAATTTAGGTGTGCTGAAAATCACACCACAGAGAGTTATGTTGATGACAAGGTAAACGCTGTTGAGTGTCCTGTTTGTCAACTAATGGCACTTCGTATTATCTCAGCACCTCGTATCGCGCTTGAAGGAATCACTGGTGATTTTCCTACAGCAGCCGATGCTTGGGCTAGAAAACATGAAGAAGCAACAAGAGTCGCTGAAAAACGCAGAGGCTGAGCGTCCAGTGGCATTTTTTATATCCTATAATCACATAGTGACAGGAGTTTTTATATATGGCTAAGTTTGAAGATCCGTTACAACAAAATCTTGATTTTACACCTGATGAGATAGGTGAAGAAACTAAAGAAGAAAAAGTAGAAGCACAGGCTCCTGAAGAGCAACAAGAAGCTGTTCAAGAACAACCTGAATTACCTGAGAAGTATCGAGGTAAGTCTTTAGAAGATATTGTCAAAATGCACCAAGAGTCTGAGAAACTTATAGGAAAGCAAGCCAGAGAAGTTGGTGAGCATCGTAAGTTTTTTGATGAAATGACAAAACGTGAACTTCTTAAAAACAAAGCAACAGACCAGCCTGTAGTTTATGAAGATCCTAACGATACATTTTTTAAAGAACCTACTGTAGCAGTGGATGACCGTATTAATAATCATCCAGCTATCAAAGATGCACAAGAAGCAGCTATGATAGTAAAAGCTCAGTCTGCTTTACAACAGTTACAACAAAAGTTTCCTGATTTTAAAGATGTTGTTAATGACGGTCAGTTTGTTGACTGGGTGAACAAGTCTTCAATCAGACAAAAACTACATAAACAAGCTAACGAAGGTTATGATTTAGAAGCTGCTTCTGAACTTATTAGCACTTGGAAGGCTATTTCAAATGTTAAAAGTAATTCAGAACCACAGCAACAAATTACTCCTGACTCTCAAGAGTCCAGAGTTAAGTCTTTAAAAGCTGCCACTGTTGATACAGGTTCTTCTTCAATGGGTTCTAAGAAAAAATATAGTCGTAAAGCCTTTCAAGAACTACTTATAAGAGATCCACAAAAATACTATGCTAACGCAGATGAAATCCTTCTCGCTTATGAGGAAGGAAGAGTCTATTAAATGAAAAGGAAATAAGAAATGGCACTAGGTACTAATAATGTAACAACCACTACCGCAGCGAAGTTCATCCCTGAGATTTGGAGTGATGAGATTGTTGCAGCTTACAAGGCTAATCTTGTCGCTGCTAACTTGTTCTCCAAGATGTCTTTTAAAGGCAAAAAAGGTGATGTGCTTCACATTCCTAAACCAACTCGTGGTGCAGCGTCTGCAAAGGCAGCATCAACTCAGGTAACGCTTATTGCTGCAACTGAGAACGAGATTCTGGTCAACATCAACAAGCACTACGAATACTCACGTTTCATTGAGGACATTGTTGAGACACAAGCTCTTAGCTCTCTACGAAAGTTCTACACTGATGACGCTGGTTTTGCTATTGCTAAACAAGTTGATACTGACTTGATTCAGCTAGGTCGTACTGCTGGTTCAGGTACTGCGTACTCTACAGCAGCTACTACGACTAACGCATTTATCGGTTCTAACGGAACTACCGTCTACAACTCTACTTCTTCTAATGCTGCTGCATTGGCTGATGCTGGTGTAAGACGTTCGATCCAAAGACTTGATGATGCTGACGTACCAATGACAGATCGTTTATTGATCGTTCCACCTACAACAAGAAATACCTTGATGGGTATTGACAGATTCAGTTCTGAGTCTTTTGTTGGTGAGCAGGGATCAAACAACACGATCCGTAATGGTCAAATTGGTGATCTCTATGGTGTTAAAGCCTTTGTGACAACCAACGCTGACTCAGGTGCTGGTAACTCTGGTGCTGACCGTATTTGTCTCATGGCTCATAAAGATGCTTTCTGTCTTGCTGAGCAGATGGGTGTACGTTCACAGACCCAGTACAAGCAAGAATGGCTTGCAACATTGTTCACGACAGATATGCTTTACGGTGTAGCTGAGTTACGTGACAGTTCTGCTGTTGCTCTAGCTGTTCCTGCTTAATTAAGTAGGTATCTCCCTAGACTCACAAGGTCTAGGGAGTTTTATCATTGTCGTTCATCCTAACGGACGGAAGTAGGGAAACCGAAGGAACGCATCTTTCTTTATAGGAGGGTGTTATGACTTGGCAAGACTTCTGCCGTAAGCGTGAGCTAGACAATCACAAGAAACAACAACTACTTAAACTACGACAAAGGAAACATTATGTGGACTAAACCTGAATACACTGAGATAAGATTTGGTTTTGAAGTCACGATGTACATTGCAACTAAGTAAGGGCGTATAATGGCTATATATAGAGGGGCTGGAGGGTCAGGAGATGCAACAACAGACGCAGCTAATCAAGCTAGTGTAGCCACGGCTAAAGCTGCTGAAGCCACTACATCTGCTAATGCTGCTGCCTCTTCAGCCACTTCTGCTGATAACTCAGCAACAGCATCTTCAACATCTGCAAGTAATTCTGCAACATCTGCTACAGCATCTGCAAGTTCTGCTACAGCGTCTGCATCTTCTGCAACGGCTGCTGCTAGTTCTGCTACTGCTGCTGCAGCTTCTTATGATGATTTTGATGACAGGTACTTAGGTGCTAAGTCATCTGATCCTACAGTAGATAATGATGGTGGTGCGTTAACTACTGGTGCGTTATATTTTAATACTACTACTGAAGTCATGATGACCTACACAGGGTCTGCATGGCAAACCATTACAACAGGTAGTGGTGGACTACAAGCTGCTAATAACTTAAATGACGTAGCTAGTGCAAGCACATCGAGAACTAATCTTGGTTTAGCTATAGGCTCTGACGTACAAGCACACTCTGCTGTACTTGATGCTACCACTGCATCCTACACAACTGCTGAAGAAACTAAGTTAGCAGGTATCGAGACTGCTGCTGACGTAACAGATGGTACTAACGTAACTGCTGCTGGTGCGCTGATGGACAGTGAGGTTACTAACCTAGCACAAGTTAAAGCATTTGATTCAACAGACTATGCTACTGCTGCACAAGGTACATTAGCAGATAGTGCGATACAGACTGGTGATAGTCCATCATTTGCTGGTTTAACTACTACTGATAATATTAACTTTGGTGACAACGACAAGGCTGTGTTTGGTGCTGGGTCTGATTTGCAGATTTATCACGATAGTGGCAACAGCTACATTGCTGAAGGTGGAAGCGGTACTGGAAGTCTTAAAATTAAGGCTAACAATCTTCTCGCATACAATAATAGCGATGTACCTTATTTCCAAGGCATTACTGGTGGAACATTTAGAATATACCACAACGGCTCAAACAAACTCGCCACAACCTCAACAGGCGTTGACGTAACAGGTACTGTAGTTTCTGATGGTTTAACAGTAGACACAGACAAACTTGTTGTTGACTCTAGTGGCAACGTAGGTATTGGCACTAGTAGTCCTGCTAATAGTCTTGAAACTGCTGGCGCAATAGTTGCTCAAGGTGCAGCAACTGCCTATACAAATACGGGTTTGTATTTACAGTACAAAGGTTCAAGTGTTGTTGATGTAGGTGCTTGGCGTTCAGGAGCTTCTGTAGCTGAATTAAGTTTTTCAACTGACTCTGGTTCTGACGCCTCTCCAGTTGAGCGTATGCGCATCGACAGCAGTGGCAACGTTGGTGTTGGTACAACTAATCCTACTGCCACTATAGATGTTAGCGGTAATGCTAGAGGTGCGGTAGTCACAGACAACGATTTATCTTTTGATTTATCTGCAGGTAACAACTTCAGTTGCACACCAACTGGTGGTGGCACATTAACATTTACTAATCATTTAGCAGGTCAGAGTGGATTCATCTGGTTAGACAATTCTGGTGGTCATGCTATTGCTGCTGCTGGTACAACCAAGATTAACGCTGCTGACTTAACAGCAATCTCGACTGCTGGTGTCTACACGCTAAGTTACTTTGATAACGGCACTAATGCTTATGTATCTGTGAGCAGGAGCTTTGCATGAGTTTATTGCCTGTTGGCTTTGGTGCATCTGGTGATGACTATGAGATCACAGATAGTCTGAGAATTCGTAGTGCGTCTGATGCCAGTCTTTCTAGAACAAATACAGCTACACCTACCTCAACAACAATCTGGACTTGT